ACGGATACAGCATCTCGTTTACCAGCGGGACGCGCGTTGACGGCACCCAGAATTTCCAGATCAGCTACACGCCATCAGCGCTGACCTCGAACATCCTTCTTTTTACGAACGCGGGTGTTCTCGCCGGCACGCCGACGATTGGCGATCAATATAAAATTTGGCGCCCGGTAGGATCGAACGCCTCGCACTTTTCCGGCTACGGCTGCATGCTGGTTGCCAATTTCCTGAATACCCCAGCCAACCTCGCGAAGTTCATCTGATGGCGCACCGTCTTATCCTCGCGGAGAACACCGTCCAGGTCGGAAACGTGGTTGCCAATACGGTTACGGCGACGGCGTTCTCATCCGCGCTGCCGGTTTGGCAAAACCTTGACGGAGTCAGTAACGTCGTCGCGCCTGGCACGAATGCAGGCAGGCTGATCAAGCTCAAGTGCCATGGCTACATCTCGTCGCTGGTGACCACGCCGGGCACATTGCAACTCACGCTGAAATGGGGTGCGGTAGTTATCGGTCAGACGGCGCTCATTCAGCTTCCCGCGGCTGCCATGGTTAACAATCATTGGGAGCTTGATGCCTTTATTCTGGTCGTCGAGGCGTGGTCATCCGGGCGCATCGCGTGTCAAGGCGGCGGATGGATGGATATGGGGCTCAACTCCGGCGCGGCCGCCATGCTGCCCTTTGCCTTCGTCAATACCGGGACGGTGAAAACCGGGCAGATAGTGGTAAACACGACGCTGGCCGCCTCGATTACTCTGACGGCTCAATTCTCGATCGCCAACGCGGCAAACTCCATTACCCTCGCGCAGATGATTGCCGAGGAAGTTTCATGAGGACAAAATGACCACTCAAAATCTCACGCCCCCTACCCCAACTGGCCGGGATTCATCGAGTCCAGAGTTTGTCAAATCGATCGTCAATGGGCATGCGTATTCTGCGCACATTGGCCAAGCGATAGCTGTGTTGGCGGCAGATGTTTCCGCCCTGGTGGCACTCGGTTGGACCTCTCCAGCCCTGCCGCTCACTCATGCCCGCGGCCAGCACACAATGACTTCCGCGAGTGACACCGTCGTGACTGGTTTATCGACGGTTGTTTCCGCTGTAGCAAACCTGGAATCGGCGCCGATATTGACTTGCGACCGCGCGCAGGCTGTCGTTGGCGATCAAGCTGGCACGCCAGCCGCTGGATCAATTATTTTGAAGGTTTTCATGCCAACTAGCTCGTCCGTTACTACGCCGATTGCCGCGACTGGATTTGCTAGCATAGTGGTCAATTGGGAAGCAATCGGAACGTGAGCGCTCTAAATGCGGCGTGGCTCGCTAGCACATTCGGGGCGAGCGCCACGGTTCTCAATTGGAACACGGTCGGCGCGAAAACGGGAGCCTTAACGGGCGTCGCCGCCAATGCTCCATTGTTCGCTTTTCGAAATTCCGGGAGCAATATTGCGTGGCTGATTGAGCTTTCTGTCGCTTTCAATTTGACCACGCCGTTTACCTCGCCACAGGCTATCGACCCCGGACTATTTGTCTGTCGCGCGTTTAGCGCCCCCGATTCCGGAGGCGTACCGATCGCGCTTTCGGGCGCGAACAACGGACTTCGCAGGACATTGCAGACGCCATTCTCGTCGTGTGATATGCGCGTGGCCGCTGGGGCGCCGCTGGTTGCTGGGGTTAGAACTCCGGACGCTGCGCCGGTCGGGATTGTCGAAGGATGGACCGCTGCCGCGGCCGGGAATACGATCCCAATGACAGATCTATTCGCCTATAAGGAGTCCGTCGACTACCCTCTCGTATTTGCGCCGGGCGAGGGGTTTGAAATTCAGTGCTTGAGCGCGATGGGAGCTGGGGGGGTCGGCATACTCTACGTAGTGGTCACGCTCGCTGAGATTTTAGGGCCGAGCTTCCCCATATAGGAGCTCGCCATGGCCTTTGAGTTTGTTACGATCGAAGCCGGCGGCTCATCATACTCGACATGGGAAGAGGTGACTGTCGAGGCTGGCGCAGAGCATGCATGCCGGAAGTTCTCTTTCGATGCAGCCGAGCCTAATCAGGCATTGTCCGCCGATTGGCCATTGCGCCCAGGCACCGAAGTTCGGGTCATGGCTTCCGGATCACTTCTGGTTGCCGGATACATCGACACCTACGCGCCCGAGTTCGGAGACGGTTATCACCGCGCGATTATCTCTGGCAGATCGAAGACCAAAGATGCGGTCGACTCCTCAGCGATTCCAAAGAAGCCTGGAGGGGAATGGCTTAAGAAGGACCTATCGGACGTCGCAAAGGATCTGTTGAAACCTGTCGGCGTGCAGGTTACGAGCAAGCTCAAGGACCTGACCAAATTCCCGGTTTGGCGGTTGGCGCCGGGCTCGACCATCTTTTCCGAGCTCGAAACAATGGCTCGCCAGGACATGGCCCTCCTCGTCGGCGCGGCCGACGGTAGTCTTGTCATCACGCGTGCAGACCAGTTCGGCTCTCATTCCAGCGCGCTCGTCGAGGGCGTCAACATCCAATATGCGGACGCGCAACTATCCGAGATCGACAAGCATGATGAGACTCATGCGTGGGGGCAGAACTGGGAGGGCTCCGGCAAGGATGCGCATCGGATCAAGTCCATTGCAAAAGACAGCAGTGTCAAACGCCACAGACCCAAGCTTGTGATTGCCGAAGGCGCAACCACTAAGGACATGATCAAAAATAGGGCAAAGTGGCAATCGCTGCGCGATTCGGGGTTGTGCGTTACCGCAACGATCGTTTCTCGAGGATGGCGCGATGGTAGCGGCGCTCTGTGGGATCCTGAAAAGCTCGTGTTCGTCGAAAGCCAGCGGCTAAAACTTTCGCAGATGATGGCGATCAAGAAGGTGCGATTTTTACAGAGCATTGATCGCGGAACCGTTTCAATATTGGAACTGGTCGACCCCGGCGCCCTCGGTGGCAAAAGCGGCTCTAACTCTAACTGGGAAGCATCCAGCGAAGAGGACACGAGCGGCGACGAAGAGGATTAGATGATCCGCGGCTACCATCCACACCTTGCGCTTTCCGAGATTATCTCTGTCGATGATAGCGGCGCACAGCAGAATGTCTCGCACTACGCGCTCGCCGGCGAGCAGCACTCCCAGATTTATCGTCCTCAGTTTCATGGGTTCAGCTCTAACCCGCCCGCTGGATCAACCGGAGTTGTTGTCTCTCTCGGAGGCGAGCGGTCGCGGTCCGTTCTGCTCGGCGCCGAGCATGACAAATACCGGCCGACCGGTCTTAAGGAGGGCGAGTCTAAGCTCTACGATATGAGCGGCAACGTCATTTATATGGCGAACAAAACCGGGATCTCCGTCAACACGACGGAGGGCGACACGACGATCACGACGCCAAAAGGCAAGATGACGGTCAGCTCGAAAGGCGACATAAAATACAGCTCTGACAAGGGCAATTTTTTTATCAATGCCGATGGGAAAGTACATCTAGGTAGTTCGGACGGAAAGAACACGTTTGCTGTCGTGACCACGAAGGGCCCGTCATCAAAAGTGTTCGCGACGCTTTGAGCAGGCTTGAGGATGATCCCTAAACGCATCGAAGGGGCGAGCCATTATTTCGGCGCCCCCGACGGGTGGTCGACGGCCGACCCGGCAGTCGCTCATTTGGCTGTCCGCGTAACCGGCATCGCTGATCGAAGGGTGTATGAATCGGCGTGGGAACCGACGCCGCGAGAGCTTGAGTTGATCTTAAGGGGTGGGACGGTCGTCTTGCGCGTCCTCGGTGTACAGCCGCCGGTGATGCTCTACGTCGAGGCGCCACCGGCGCTGATAGATCAGGAATAGGCCGGGCGGCGCGCGAACGCCGCCCGGCCTGGCTTAATAGAAAAGGATCTTTACTCGTGGGTAGTGACGGCGATCGAGCCTCCAGAGAACCGGACGGTTGTATGAGCGTCGCGGATCAGGCCGGACAGCCTGCCCCCGTCGATCACGACGTGCCCGCTAGTGGGGACGCTGCCATTCCCGGCGCGTTTCGCGATATCTTCCGAGACGATCCGCGCCGCCTCCGTCTCAAGTGCGGCTATGTCTCCCCCTAGAATCCCTGGGAGGGCGATCTGTGACGAAAGACGAGAAGTTACGGCAAGTGCTTGTCTCTTCTTATGCTTTTCCATTTGCTTACTCCAGTATGCTTTTGTGAAGCGCCAAAAAGGCGCGAGTCCCTGACAGCCAAGGGGCCGATTGCCCCTACCTTCTGGCGCTTCGTGACGCGGCCGTAGCCGCGCTTCGAAGGGTCATTTCTTTGTCCATGTCGTGCAGCTTTTAGCCTCGTATCCATGCTGTTTGCATTCGTTGCAAAAGCCGGAGGTAAAGCCTTTCTTGTTCGTGCCCAGCCAGGTTGCGGACTTGCCGCACTCATGGCCATAAGTTCCAAGTTCTGCGTTGTGGCATTTGCCGTCTGTTGCGTATGTCATTTTCGTTCTTCCTTGGTTTGGTTTGGCCTTTCGTGACACCGGCCGGAGCCGGCGCTTCGAAGGGTCATTTCGCTGAGGCAAGTTTTGTTGAAACGCGCTTTGGCTCAAGTGGCACGCGCTTGGGTGGTGTAGAGTCTGGCTTGGCGAACAGTCCCTTAGAGACTTTCGGCATGACGTTGGGGATATCTTCCGCTTTTAGTTCCATTTTCATTCTCCATTACTGCTAGGCTTAGATCTTACTGTTAACTTAAAGCTTGATGATCAAAGCTGAGCGGCTAGGCGCTTCCTTGCCTGTAACCCGTGTCTCCAGCCGGGCTCCTTAGCCTCAACCTGTTTCGCGGAGAGTGTAGTTTCCGGGACCGTGCTTCGAGCAACCGTTCGGCTATCCGTGGGTTTCCTAACCGCTCAGCTTTGATCATTTTCTTGCTTTTCTTTTCTTTGGGGGGTTCCCCTGGGAAGGACTGGTGCTACCTCCCCGCTGTGCTGTATCTATAATTATTAATATACGCCAATTTTATGAAAAGTCAATATAATATTTCATTTTATTAGAAAAATATATTATTTCTGTTGAAGCTAGAGCAAAAGTAAACATCAATGAGCGTTCCTCTTACGATCGTCGATCAAACCGTTACTGCGCCAAACCTCCTCTGGGATACCGTATGGAATGGTTTCATCGGGGATTGGGAACCGGCGAGCTCGACTGAGCCATCTAACCGTGGCGGGTTGCGTTCGATCGCGCCGCTGCCGACTGCGATTTTGCTTTGCCTGATGTCCGACCGGCGCGCGAAGCCGAATGATTTTATTCAAGACGGCTCCGGCGATCCGCGCGGATGGCCAGGGGACGCCATTGATACGTCGATCGCTCCGCTTGGCTCGCGGCTCTGGCAACTGCGCCGCAGAGAACTCACAGATGCGATTGCAAACCTCGCCGTGATCTTCGCGCGCGAGGCCTTGCAGACCTTGATTGATCAGGGCGTCGTTGCTTCGATCGATGTAACGGCCGATGTCGTGTTGGACGTTGGTCGCCTCGAGCTTGGTGTTTCTCTTTTCAGGCAGGACGGGCAACTCGCCGCGGCAATGAATTTTTGGATTCTCTGGAACCTGAGCAGCGGCGTTATTGATCCGCTTTTGCCTTGAGGGTTGATGATGGCCTTTACGGTTCCAGCTCTGCTCGATGTCTGGACGGGGCTGCGCAATTCGATGCGCACCTATCTCCCAGGAACCGATTCTTGGATCGAGCCAAACAACCTGTCGGTCGCTGGGCGCTCGTTCACGCTGACTATAGGCTCCGTCTACGAGCGCATTCTGTACCTCTATCGGCAGCTTTTCGCCTCGACCGCTGATGACTTTCATCTCGAGTTCAGGCACGCCTTCGAGTATGGGTTAACTAGGATGCCGCCGGCGCCAGCGCTGGGACTCGTTAGCTTTGTGATCGCGCTGCCGCCTTACAACGTCGTTCCTGCCGGCGAAACGTTGGTCCGGTCTGACGGTATCATTTTCGTAACGACATCGGACGCGACGCCGGACACGTTTGGCAATTGCACGGTAAACGTCCGGGCGACGACGAGCGGATCAATTACGAACACCCTGCCATCGACGCCGCTCGCGTTCGTCCCAGACCCGAATTATC